TTGTATTGTTATAACCTACAGCAATTACGTTATAGATAGTTGCCGGTACGCCAGAAGTTACTACGCCAGAACCAATGTAAATGATGCCCGCATTTGCAAGTCCCGTGCCCGCAGTTGCAACCAACATACTGTTGATACGCAAAAATGACTTTGTGGTTGTCACAGCGGTCTGACCATTCATGGTCACGGTCTCACTGATAACATCGTAATTGGCGTCCAATCCTGTGATTAGCACGGTTCTTGCACCAGTTCCAGCCGCTGTATCGTTGGCGCTGGATGAACTTACAGTCATCTGTAAAGCGGCAGCAGGAAATGATAAATCTCCAATAGGAGTAATCATCTCCCACGCAGTGTCAACATCAGAATTGTAACCAGACACTGTAACAATTGAATGGCCTTGAATTTGACCGCGCGATACTTGCAATTCAAACGGCTCGTATGCGCCCTGACGTGACGCAGAAGAATAGATTCCCATGTTTATCTCCTGAAAAAAGTAGGGGCCGAAGCCCCCACTCTTAGCACTCTACAGAACCGCCACGCTTTTTAGCGGGGGAAACCGTCACAGACTTCTCGGTTTTAGTTACGCTGCCAGGCTTTTTCTCTGGGCTGGTAAAGAATCCCTTTACGCCTTCATAAACGCGCTTTGGGAATCCGAGAATTGCGTCACGGGTAGCTTCGTTATCTGCTTTCTCAGCAGCCTTCTCAGCCTCCATGCGCTTGGTTTCACGAGCGATGATGGGATCAACCGCACCGCCCGTGTCATACTTTTTTACTGAACCACCTTTTTTATAGGTTCCAGAAAGTTGGTTAATGCTAACGGGACGTGCTGGACGCTTATTTCCTTGCGGCATTTCTACAGCCGCTCCATCGTCCTGAACTGCTCCGCCCCTAGCAAACTTTTTTGTGGCACCACCTTTTTTGTAGCCACCAGCATTGGATTTAGCAACGCCACCAGTAGCATAGCCACCGCCATTGCCTTCTTTCACTGCGCCAGTTTTAGCTGGAGAGTGATCAGGTTTGGATGTGTGCATCTTGGTGTCACGGTAAGCTCCACCTTGTTTTTCGGTGTTGATGATGCCGCCTTCTTTGTAGCCGCCTTGAGCGTTAGCAACGCCGCCAGTCTTCAAGCCCTTGTGAGCTTTGCCAGCAGGTTTACCTTCGTGAGATTTTAACTCTTTCTCAATTTTACCCATCTTGGCCATCTCGGCTTTGTGGGTGGCTTTGGACTCCATTTCACCGCCCTTTTTCATGGCTGGAGGAACAGCCATAGCTTTACGGCGAGCTGCCAATGAGGGCTTGGCAGGACGTGCGGCTGGCATCATGCCGCCACGCGCTGGCATAGCAGAAGACAATACGGCTGGCATTGCACCACCCATAGCTTTTTTGACTTCGCCGCCTTTTTTGAGCTTCAGTTCTACTGTAGGCTCGGTGGTCATCATTTTGACCATTGGTTTGAACTCGGCCATGTTTTACTCCTTAAACTTTCTGGGCGTAAACAACTGTCAGGCGGAATACGCCTTGAGTAGCTACGGTTCCGTTAGGATCAGCAGTAAATACAACGCTTTGGTTTGCGCCAATATCTGACATTGCGGTCAGTTGGGCAGCAGTAAAGGTCAACACAGTACGACCAGCAGCGCTGGCGTCAGTAGCCGACAAATACTGAGTACCAGCAGCAGCAGTTCCAATGGTTACTGGAACTTGTGTAGCAGTACCAAAGCTAGGAACGGTCACCATATCAACTAAAAAGTTAATAATTTGTGAGTTTGCTGGTAATGTGAGTGTGGAGCTAACGGCGGTGCCAGCAGCTACAGTAGTCACAGTAGTGGTTTGTGTGAGTACGACAAATCCACCATCGGTGGTATCAGTCAATGTACCCGACCCCGCACGCAGGGTTGAACCAAAATAGGTTTGAGACATTTTTCGTTCCTTTAAGTTAGGAGTTGGAGGTCAAATAAGAAATTGCCCGAACTAAATTGTCTTTGTCATCTCTAAAAAGTCCCAAAGCTCGATTGCATTGTGTGCAAAGTAAGCCCCTAACTTTTCCAGTAGTATGACAGTGATCAATGGCCATTGCTATACCCTTTCCACGAATTTTTGCTGTTTCAGGTTGTTCGCAAATTGCACACACACCATTTTGCTTGGAAAAAGTTTCACGATACCACTCAAGAGTAACACCGTATCTTTTTTTAAGATCAATATTAAGGTAATAATCAGGGTTTGCAATTCTGGCTTTTTTGCGCCATTCTCTTGCATATTCTTTTCTATCCTCTGATAAAGATCTGTTCTCTTTCCAATAAAAATTGTCTGATGACCATAATTTTGACTTATCAGATCTGAATGCTTTTGAGTTTGGCGGTTTTTCACCAACATCTTGAGCAAACTTCCAAAAATCATCTTTCCAATCATTACACAAGTTTTGAAGATGGTTTCTTCGTAAACCGCACCAAGCTTTATAAGCTGAATGTTTTTCACGCTGGCCCCAATCTTTTGGACGTGTGTTGACAACTTCCCCATGACGCTGCACTTGCATGTAATGCCTTCGGCATAAACCTTTGGCAATTACAAATTCAGTGCAATTGTGTACGTGGCACTTTTCGGGCATGTTAAACTCCCAAGTTATTACACTTAAGAGTTTAACACATCCTAGTTTACCGTCAACCTAGACGCCAGGCGTCCCGTACATTGCACGCCAGTCGGTGAAACCAACTTGGTAACGCTCGGTAGCCTTGTAACGCATAGAATCGGTTTCAAAGTCACCTTCCATGGTTTTCTCAAGCTTACGACGCATCAAGAGTTTCATGCCTTCTGGGGCATCAGTCTGAACCCACCATGCGGTTGGGTTGGTCAAACGTGACAGAACAGCAGCGCCCTCGTCCAGCAAACCGATAGATTTGATCGGGTTGATGTCGTTGTTGGCGTTACCAGCACGCAGAACAGACTTCAGCAAAACCTCAGCTTGGAACACGTTGCCAGGAGCAACCACCAATTGACGTGGCACCAGACGAATCTTCTTGCCGTTGTTGTCCACAGCCTGACGGATCTGGATCAACATCTGCTCAAGAGAGGTCTGTGACAAGTTAGCAGCAGTAGCCAACAGGTTGCTTGCAACGCCGTTCACGATGGGGTGTGAAGCGCTGTTCAGTTGCACGCCGTCGCCGCCTGGGTAGGCCGAGTTAAACGCACGGTTCAACACGTTAGCAGACAGAGTTTCTTTGGTCTCAATCAAAGACTGAGCCAAGTGACGAGCGTAAACCTGACCGATGCGGATGTGGTCACCGTCCTCAACCAAAACTTTGGTTAAAGCAAATGCCAAACCAAAGACTTGGTAGACATAGCGCTGGAGGAACAACACGCCACCTTGTTGGTACGACACTGGGGTGCCGTCTGGCAACTGAGGTGCTGCACCGAAACCGTACAGGACGGGTTCTTCGTGGTAGTTACGTGGGATGCCTTCCTGCTCGCGGAACACACGGCTCCACTCATCAGTGCGCTGATCATAAACGCCGTCGAAGCATTCGTTCAGGATAGGTTCAACAATCGAACGAAAGTCCGTACTTCTCATTGGAGCTGCCATGATTCGCCTCCTTAAACAGCGTTAGTGGTTGCTTGGAACTGTGATTTATTGATCACAGCACGTACAACCGTATATGTATCGCCCCAAGCGTTGTCCACTAGGGGGGCCAAGTCCACAATACGCATCTGTGCGCTGTTACCAGCACCAACCAGAGTTGTGGAAAGTGTGCACTGAGACAAACCAGTGACATTGCTGCCAGCGGTGGTGTTGCTCAAGTCGGCTTGATCGCCAACAGAAGTTTGTGCCAAAGAACCGTCAGCTTGAATTTCATAGACGATGTTAGGATCGCTGTAAAAATAAGCAATGCATGAACCAGCTTGGTAAGCAGTGCTTGCTGGCCAATAGTTCGACACACGGCGGCGACCAGTAGTGTCAGTCCACTCAACGCCAGCAAAGGCACCGAGGAACGAATCACCAGCAGCAGCGATTTGGATCACACCAGTTGTAGCCAACTTTACGGGTTGACCTTTCAGGATGTCGCTGGAATAACCAGAGACAATACCGCCAGCAAGCGCTTGGGCGCGATCCAGACCAGATGGATGGAACGCAGGGCGCATACCGAACGGAGCGTTTGTAGAAGACATAGTCTTACTCCTTTAAGTTCGATGTGTATTAGCCATTAAAAAATTGGGGCTTCTACACGTTGATCAATGTTGTCCAAGCCTTCGCCTTCAATTCGACCCAACGCTTTACCGTTGCTATCGCGTCCAACTTGCTGCTCCGCTTGAAGTCGAATCTTGTTCGCTTCCTCAAGTGGTGCATCGTGGTGGAAGTGCGCCATAATATCCTGATATATATCCATCGGGATCTTGTGGAGCAACATCTCGTTGCACGCAATAAAACCAGTGTGTTCGCCAGCTTTTACGCGATAGTTCTCAAAGTTTGGAAATTCCTCGGCTTTAACGGGAACGTAACCTATGCGAATACGCTTATCAATACTGTCATAACTATTAGTTGTCGATAACCAGCAAAGATGCCATCCTTTTAACTCTGGCGTCTTGGGCAATGCGCTTTGTGTCCATTCATCACTCCACATCTTGCGACGTTCCTGAGACGACATGAACTTCTCTTCGGGGGCAGCGCGGTCTAGATCTTGTGAAGATCGGTTCTCACGACCACCAGCGGAGAGAGATTTCTTTAAACGAGATTCCATTTTTAACTCCTATAACCTTGAGATTGTTTAGATTCAGTTGCATAACGCTTAATCATTCGTGCTCGCTTGCTGGGGTCATCCCAGAAGCCAGCATCTTTCATGGCCCTCACTTGCTCTGGGGATAGAGTAAATGAGTTTTTACTGCCACTAGAGGCGAGGTTTTCGCGTCCTGAACCCGTCACAATACTTCTCGGTTTGCGAGAAGACCTCTCGTCATGATTAACATTATATCTATGCGGTAACCGTTTTAGCAAGCGGTTATCTAACTCTTCCCAATATTCAACTGTATTTGGGTTCCAGCCTTCTTTAACTAATTTCTGATCTATAACTTTTGCTATTTCAGAATCTTCATCAGCGCCCGTTGGGTTATACCAAGGGTTTCTATCCATCCAGCGGGATGCTTGGCGTTGCATTTCAGCATTATCTTGTTGGATAGGACGCTCTGGAGTGGCTTGATTTGCTTGGGATCTGAGGTTTTTTAACGCCTCAACTTGGCTACGAGTTTCGTACCACATCTCTTGCGCTTTAGCCATTGCTTCACCGTCACCAGAACTAGCGGCTTCGGAGATTTTCATGCGAGCATATTGCAGTCTTAACTCTTGATCCTCAATTGTTTTATCAATTCGGGCAAGCTCAGAACTGTGGGTTTTTCGCTCCACTACTGCAAGACGTTCTTGTAACTCTTGGTTTTGACGCTGAAGGTTTTGTAACCGAATGTCTTTTTCCACATTCGATTGTTTAATATATTCCTTCTTGGCTCGGCGGCGTGCCCTGCGTGCGGCACGAATGGCTTCCGTGTCGTCAGGCTGGTCAGCATCGTCATCTATAGCGCCACCTTCTGCGGCCTCTACCTCTTCTTGCGGTTCTTGTTCCTCTGTTTGAAGATTATCAATACCATCAGGTAGATCTACGGTTGCAGAACCGTCAGCGCCTTCAGACACTTTAATGTCTAGATTCTCGTCTTTATCACTCATGTTTCACCTCACAAAAAAGCTTTCATTGAAAGCGGGTCACCAGTTAGCTTGGCAATAACTTCATGGTCATTTAGAACCATGAATAGTGCTGGGTCTTCAAATGCGTCCTCACCGGGCACCTGAACCTCCCAACGATCTCCGCCCCACTTGGGGACACGGATGTAATCACCCACTTCGCACCAAGTGCCTTCAGGCCAAGGTTGCATAGTGTCACGGTGCTTAAAGGCGATTGGGCCTATTGCCAATACCTTAGCCACCATGTTTTGCCATTTCTCTGTTTCTCTGGTTTCTTCAACCAAGATAATCCCAGAGCTGGTTGACTTCTTCTTTGTGCGGCGCAATTGCACCAAAATACGCCCACCAAGCGGCAAAGCGCCTGGCTCTACTGCGGGGAAAGCCCACGCCAACTCATTCTCTCGTTCACTCATCTTCATCTTCCTTTAACAATTTATTTAAAATGTCTAAGGCTTTATCTAAGCCACTATGTTCACCTACAAGGCGTTGATACGTTTCCCAGTTAACAGCGTTTCCGGCTGCAAGGGATGCGGCTATTTCAGCCTGACGTAACTTTATACCGCCTATAAAGTCCGATATTGTGTTCATTTACTTTTTCTTAACTTGGCTGAGTCCTCCTTGTGGTTTTGAGCCGTTTGACTGGCCTTTAGGTTGCATACTGCTGCCGTCAAGCTTCTCGCCCATTGCGATACGCTTATGTTGTGGCACGTTAATGCTCTTTTGTTCTTGATCACTGGTAGCCATATTGGCCTCCTTGTTTGCTGGTTAAAGTAAGTGCAGTTTTGGTCTGCTCGTTTTGCAGCTTGACCGCATCTCGGGTCAGGCGTGCAGATTCAATACGCTCTTTGGTTTCGTTATCCCCTTGAGCAATGGCCATTTTGAGTTGCTGTTCTTCTTGTGCAAGCACCATATCGTCTTGGTGTTTCTGCATAGCAAGCTGAATATCCGCTTGGTCTTTCTGAGCGCGGCGCTGGGTTTCTGCCATGCTGGTATCCATGAGAACTTGAGCCTCTGGTGTCATTGGCGGCTTGGGTTGGAGCTGCTGCACCATCTGCATCATTTGCTGAATCACGGGCATGATTTGCTGGAAGGTCTGCATACTGTCTTGATTGACGTGTTGACCAGCCAAAGCATAAAGCTTGTCAATCTTGGGCGTAACGTCCTCCATCTCGTAGTCTGTAACAGGCTTACCGAGGGATTTATTGACATACCCATTCATGCGGTTGAGATACCACAGGGTCAAGTGCTGCTTAATATGCTCTATTGCATTTGGAGTAAATGCAGGAGCAATCATAGGATTAGCACCGAATATAGGATCTTTGGCAAAGTCTAAGTGGCTTTGGATGTGTGCAAGGTGGTCTTGCTCCATGTAAGCAAACGCAGGTTGCCCGATAGACATGGCCACGTTCTCATTGGCGGGATCACGCTTCTCGGGATCGGGAACACCCCTCATCAGCTCGTTTACGCCAGGCACTTTTACTTGCTTCAAGAAGCGCTCAATCACAGCCTTGCGGTCAAACAGGTCTGGGTGCTTTTCCATAACCTGCATAACAGCCTGTATTTGGGCCATACGCTGCGTTTCAGAGAAGATGTGGGGGTCAGATACAGGAACTACGTCTGTGTTGCGCCTGAAGTCTTCACGGGTGATTTCTAGGTCTTCAACCACGTCACCCTTTTGCATGTCGTCCAAGTACCAGCGGTTCAGCCTAGCAAGAACCTTGAGCACACGGCTTTGGCTGGCGTGAAGGCGAGCGTGGATAGCGGCAAATACTGCTGCGCCCTGCTCAATCAGCGCTTGGGTGGTTCCAACAGGAGCTTGGGCGGTTACGTCTGCAATCTTCTCTTCCGCGGTAGTGATAACGCCTTTAGCGGATTTCTCCAAGAAGCCCATCAACGAAAGCAATACGGGGCTGGGCGGGTTAAAGGGAAGGGGCATGGCGATCTTGCGAACGTCATCCACGCCAGGCGCTCCCTCAATCTCCACCACTTGGGTTACCTCAACCTGCTGGCTTTGGCCGCTGATCTTGCCGCCTTTAAGCTTGAGCATGGTGGCGGCGTTGTTGATGTGGGCGGAGTCCAGCAAAGCGCGTAGAGAGCCTGTAAGGGCTGCTGCCAAGCCTCCAATGAGGTGCGGCAATCCAACAGCATACGCTCCACGCCACGGAATGAATTTAAACTCAACCAGCCAATCCAGCTTGGTCATGGTGTCATCGCCCTCTTCCCAGTTGCGATACAGACCAATAACCTTGCTCTCAATGTCGTCAATCATCAAGATGTAGGGGGCAGACTCACCCTTGGTGCGGGAGTCATCCTCTAGCTCTAGCCATGTGTAGATGTGGTAGACGCGGCGAACGCCGTCTTCGTTATCGTCAAACTTCTTACCCTCAATCTTGTCACTAGCTTTCTCAGAACGAGTTTGTTCTGGCTCCATCGTGGCTCGGATGTAGCTGGTGTCACGATATAACCCAGAGCTGATGCGGCGCTTTAACTCCCAATCCGTAATATCCATCACCTCAGTAACGCGCTGGGCTGTGTAGAAGTTAGCGGCAGAGAACGGTAGCAAGATGTTGTCAATAGGCACAAACTCAGCGCAGGGACGCCTCTTGTTCTCGTCATACCAGATCTTCATAAATTGAGATCCGCCCAAAGGGAGTTGGGTCAGGAGTTGCTCTTGCTCGTCACGGAACTCTTCAATCTGTTCTGTAAGTTGCCAGTTCATGAAGTCACGCTTACGCTCGGCAACCTCAGTCTTTTCTTTGTCTACATCTCCAAGGATCTTGGTTCGGGTTGGGCCATCTGGTGGGAACAGCTCTTTAATAGCACGGGCAGCAAAGTCCACACAGGCTTCGGCCATCACCGGGTGCACGACTCGGCTGGCTCCGGCAAAGTTCGCGCCGCCGGGTGCATCGTCGCCCATGCCAGTGCGCTTCAGACCCTCTTCATACTTCTTGTCGCGGTTTTTGCGGGCTTCCTTGTCCTTCTCTAGCATGTCCAAGTAGCGCATTGCGATACGGGCCAAAGACAGATCATTGACCACGCCGTCAGACAAGTTGGCATAGAAGTCCTCATCATCTCGCGGCCCTTTGTAGCCCACGTCCATGTTGACGATGGCCGAGCCGTCCTCTAACTCTTGAACGTCTGGCTCGCCTTCTTCCTCCATGTCAACCATTGCTCCGCCATCCGGCATTTCTTTCAAGCCATCCATGAATCGACCGTAGTTTGGGTCTATCGGCATCTGTGTAGCCATGTTTTTTTCCTTTATATGAGTGCTGCGCGCATCTCGTCTTCAATCTGTTTGGCTTTTTTGCCTGCGTGACCCTTGATCTTCTCTATCATTTCATCAAGCGAATCTGCATGCCGCTTGACGTGGTCGATAGGCTCTGGGCGTTTTATTTCATAGCCAAGCTCTTCCAGCCGCTTCCAAGCTGACGGGCTGAAGTCTTCCTCGTCGTGGTGCGCCTCTTCTTTTTTCTTGGGCTTGTCCGTCGACCCGCCCTCGGCGTACATGTCCGGCAACTCAATTGCTTCACGGTTCTTGCCGCGCTGCTGCTGAGGCACAACCATGTTGTTGGTCATTTCCATTTCCTTCTTCAGCGCATCTAGGTATGCCTCATGCGTTCTACGGGGAAACGGCTCACGCAGCTCAGAGTAGGGGATCATCTGCACCAAGCTTGTTGGCTGACCCATTTCGGCCAGCGCCCGGCTGCGGTGACGCCCCTCATGCCCGCTGATGAACGGAACAAGCGGCAGGCCAACCTCATCCTTGTTCAGACTAAAGAACGGGACATCATCAAACCCGCCCTGAATATTGGCTAGGTGACGGATGTATTCGGCAGTGGGCATCGTGTGCTTGCTTGGGCCTTCCGTGCCGTCACCGGGACTCCAATTGCGGTCTGGCGTCAAGGGCGTGGCATACCGTTCAAAGTCCTGCGGCTTGAGTGTCATAACCGCTTTGGCATTGTCGCCCATGAATGCGCGTTCAAGCGCCTCCTTCTTGTACAACCTCTCAAGGTTTGGTATCTCATCAGCCGCACGCTGTACACGCTTTGCGCCGTACTCGCCTGCGCTCTGACGCATAGCATGTTCTAAGTTGCTGACATGGCCGGGCACAAGGATTTCTGGGTGCTTGACGGCGTGGGTCACGCCTTTCTTCAATCCCTTTGCAAGCAATCCACCAGCACCCATGTGAGCAACACCGCCGTCCTTCATGCCATCTTCGGGTGGTAACTCCAACCTGCCTCTGCCTTCTTTAAAAGCTTCAACCCAATTACGCAAAGCCTCGTCTTCTGGCACCCCGGCATCAATATGGCGTTGGCGAGCAACTTCCCATGGCGTGTCTTGAACTCCCATGCGACCATACTTTTTGGCTGCCTCAATCAATTCTGGCTCGGTAAAATATTTGCCGCTGTGATGAATCAATCCTGTGTTATACAAGTCACCAACGTCCGACCACTTTCCGCCCTTCACAAAGTCGTGCACATAGGGCAGGTACTCTTCTTTGGGTGCGCGGTTAGATTTGCCTTTGATTTGAGTAATGTTTGGCGGCGATTGTTCAAACACATTTATGTGCTTTGCATACATTTCAGGATCGTTAACTTTTAACCATTCTGGGTATCGCTCAATGTAATTGCTTGGTCGATCAAGCCCTTTAGCTTTTTCTTCAAGGCTTGCCTCTTGCGAGAATTTTTGCCATGACGGTTCAAGCTCAGGGTTGTCGTAAAAAATACCACTTCTTTCATTCCAAGGCTTACCAGATTTAACCTCTACAGTCACATGAGGCTCACCCTTCTTGTTGACCAGCGAGTAGACCTTTGCATCGCCTGACTTGATGCCTTCCCATCCGCCGTGGCCGTAGCTGAGACTGCCGAAGTCGCCAGATTCTTCAACCCAGTCGGGATGGCCTACGGGTGGCTCGTAGCCCTTGACAGAATGACCCATGGCTTCGGACTCGGCGTTGAATGAACCGGGCTTGTTCAGCTCAATCCACTTGTAGCCTTCTGGATACTCCTTGTGGACTGGCAACCCTTCGCGTGCAGCAGCTCTTTGCGCATTCATCTTGGCCGCAAGCTCTTGGTCGTACTCAGCAGCACGTTGAACAGCCTGATCCACACTTACTTTGTTGAGTTGCTCAGGGCGAATGCGACCAGCAGCCACGTCCTGACGCAGCACATCTAAGACGTGGTCGAAACCAAGGTCTTGCGGCGTCCCTTCTGGTCGATAGACCATCGTCTGTGGGTCTAGCTTTGACAGCCAAGGGTTATCATCAACAACCGATTTGTAGCCTTGACGAATTTCGGATGGCGTCAATGGCTGCCTGTAGCTCTCGGCTGTATTCCCATAAATGGCTTGGTCGGATATGCTCTCCCATGCCTTGGCTGCGTTTGACTTACCCATGCCAACGGCAGGGTAACCAGCATTAAAGCGTTGCAACCCAAGGCGCTCTGGAATCCACATATTGGCGTAGTCCACCTCGTTGGATGGGAAGTGCGCAATGTGTTTCATCGTCAAGTCGCGCTCTGCTGCTGCGTCTGCTGCAACCTGCTGAGACTCGCGCATAAAGTTGGCTGCTCGACGTGGGTCTTGTTCGCCCTGTGCGCGTTGCTCAAGGCGTGAAGACTTCTCCATGTCCTTGGCGTACTTAGCTTCGATCTCCTGCGTGCGCCTCTCAAACAGGGCGCGGACGGGGTCTTCGGGTGTGCCCATCTCTTTTTTTATGTAGCCAGTGAGATTGCGATCAACCCAATCATTGACAGCGATCTTTTTCTCAAGGTCTTGGAACACCTGCTGCACATGGTCTTTTAAAGCTGGCGCAAGGTTTTCAATAGCCTCGGGAGAGTAAGTGGCCCTCATCTCGTCCAACGCCTCACGCGGGTCTCTTCGACCGCCAACCTGACGATCTGGGCGCTTTAGGTCGGCCACAGACTTCTCGACGCTACCAGTCAGGAAGTTGCCGCCCTTTGGCTTGACCACATGGGACACAGCAAACTTGGGAGCCAGCATCGACAACGGGCCTTGTGATAGTGGGCCTGTTTGGTGGATCATGGCATCACTCACTGCTTGGCCTGCGTGCTTGGCCGCAGTACCAGCAGCGCGTCCTAGGCCGTAGCTTGCTGCCTTCAACCCAACCTTACCCAGCGGCACGTCAGCAAACTGACCGAAGTCCTCGCCAAACTCTGCGCTGTGCTTGCGGCTGTCTGATGCAGACTCAGGCACGGCTGGCGGCAACTTCTTGCCATATGCCGGGATGGTCGTTGGCTGCTCCAAGCCAGCAGCAAGAGCCTCAAGGCGCTGGCCTGACGGGGCTTTGTATGCAGCATGCGCGCCACGTCCAATTGACTCGATGTCGCTTGGCAAGTCAAGAAGTCCGGCAACTGTAGCACGCAGCCCACCAGCTCCAATGTCCGCCATTGCGGTGGCAGGCTCCTTGAAGCTCATGATGTCCTGAGCCACAGTGGTCTTCTTCTTGTTTGGCTGACCGCCACGGCCAAGGTGGGCCAAGCCGCCTTCCTTGTACTTGCCCTCACGCTCCTTGCGCTCCATCTCTCGGCGCTGGTGCATGACCTTGTCGAGCCACTCTTGGTCAGCGATCTGGATGGGGGTTGCTCGGTTCAATGAGTAGTAGTCGCCGGACTCTGGCTGGCTCAGCAGGCGTCGACCCTCAAAGTGATCAGTCCATATATTGCGCATGTCCATTGGCTTGTCCAGCGTACCCATTACGTTGCCAGCCATAGCCAGCGGGTAGTCGGATGGAGCCTTGGGCTGCTCGATGATGCGGCCTTCCGGACTCATGCTGGCAATGCGAAAGCCAGCCTGATTGGTCGGGACATCCATCAGCGCCTCATCCGTGATTGCCTTGCGTGTGTGCGGAATGTCAGGCAGTCCAGCCTTTTGATGCGGGGCCATGCCCATAGTCTGCATAAAGATTGTGCGCAGTTGGCCGTTCCCCTTGTCCAGCAGCATGTGCTCTGTGTCGGGCGACAACAGTCCCTTCCACTGAGGGAACTGAGCCTTCATCTCGGCATCAAATGCTTTCTGCGCCTTCTTGGTGAACTTGGCGGTATGCAACTGATTGAGGACGGCTCTAGCCCCCATGATGTTGAAGTCGGTGTTCTCTCCAGACCCAGCCACATACATGCCCACTGGTTGCCTATCCATTTCGGCGGCCATGCGGCCACGGCTAGACAACTTGCCAACCACTCCCTTGCCAGATTCCCATGCGGCGCTCAGGTCAGTGTTCTCAGGGACAAAGTTTGCATCCATGTATCTGGAGCCACCAGTCATGCGCACTGGCTCAGACAACTCGTTCTCGCCAATGTGAGTCAAGTAATTGCCAGTGTCGGCACGGTCGCCAAACAAAGGGTAGATGGCTGCGCGCTCTTTGACCAAGTCCTCTGGCGTCACCGTCCGGATGCCGGGTTGCTTGTACTCAGGGTCTGGCACTTTGGTGACGTGCATCATCTCGAACGGCTTGGACAGCTTGGCCCCGCCGCCCACTGGATGGTACTGGCCCATCTCAACCATTGTTGACTTGGCTCTCGGCGGCAAGTTCTTTATGTGCTCAAGGACACGGGCGGTAGTCTCGGCACGCTTTGCTGCCTGCTTCTCATGGGCAATGCGGCCTGCGTCTTGGATTGACTTCAGCCCACCGACCAAGGTATTTGCAATTGTCTTTGGTGCGCCCATTTGTCAGACCGCCTGTGAATTGATGTAGGCGTAAGGCTCATTGGTGCGCTTCATTGAGTCTTCGGTAGCCTTGAGGTCTTGCAGCACCTCGCTGTTGACCAGCTCCAGTCCATTCATTATCAGGTAGTTGTCCACCACATTGAAGCGCCTGACATTCCAAAGAATGCGGGGAGCCTTGTGCAACCGGATGCGCAGTCTATAGATGGATGCGGTGGTAGTGGCAAAGTCATACCACGCCCACATAAGTTTAAAACCGCCGGGTGCTCGGTTGAAGTTCAGGCCCAGTTTGATGGACGTGCCATCAGGTGTATGGTGAATCATGTCTGCCTTTCACGCCGAATAAGGGTTTTGTCGAGTGGGCACAATGTTGACGTAGTCATCGTCATCGTCATCATACCTTGGCTCTGGATCAATGTCGAGGAAGCCGTGATCCTTCAGGAACCGAACCGCTTGGGTTGCGCTGTCGACATAGTCATCATGCCGGGCATCAGGGAACGCGCACAGTTGGGACAAGAACGGCTCGACCCAGTCCTTGACATACCCAGCCCTTCGGTCAGACTCAGGCAGCCACACCCGGCCAGTGATGAACACAGACGCCGCGATCTGTAGGCGCTGCATCTTGTCGGCTCGTCCGGGGTTGTATCCCCAGCACGGCACATGCGCCCGGCGCAGCTCCTGAAGCAAGCTGATGCCGGCGGCCTTCTCCTCGACCAGCACCATGTCGGGCTTCTTCTGGAGCTTGCCCTCGCCGTAGCTCACCCGGTACTCGTCCACCACCTTGGGCTTGAGGTCGGGGAACGACAGGTGCTCAGCCCAGCAGTCCAGCAACAGGATCGACATCGGGCCATCCTGCGGCTTGAACACGCCCCATGTGGTCATGGCCGATGGGTCGTTGTGCTCCTTCTCGCTGAAAGCGCAGTCATAGGACTGGAGCACGTAGATCAACTCAGGGAATGGCTTGCCTGCGGGCCACAGCTTGAACATGCCGCGATTGACCACCTTGCCGTCTTCCATGTCCACGATCTGGCCGAGCACCTCCTGCTCATACAGCTTCGATCCCTTATAGGTTTCAAGCTGGCGCTGAAAGGCGGCGTCCAAGTTCTTGGCGTTGTCATAGGTGCTGGCCCGGCTGATCACCACATCGTCACCCTCACGAGCCACCAGCTCGATGATCAAGTCCTTCGGCCGGGGCGTGGTGGTCACAATCACACGGGGATGGCTCCACGGGTTATTGTCGGGCTTGATACGCAGGCCCAGCATCATGTTGTCCCACGCCTCATTCGGGCCAAGGTACTGGAACGCCGCCAACTCGTCACACCATACGAACGAGGAGTTGATGCCGCGCAGGCGGTCAAAGCTGTCAGCCGACACACCACGGATCTTGGAGCCGTTGCTCAACTTGATCAGGTGGTCTTGCTTGTTGTAATCCACCACCAGCGGTTCAGGGATGCAGGCGAGCAGTCCGCTTGGCCCTTCAAAGCATGTGAACTTCAAGTCACCGGATGTTGGGGCCAGCACCACGCTCATCGTGCTTGGGTGACACCAAGCCCACCACCAGAGCGCCTCTGCCGCACTACGGGTTTTCCCTGCCCCTCGCCCAGCGAGCATCATGAAGATGGTGTATGCAATGCGCAGGTCGGGAGCTATCTGGTAGGCATGAGCCTTGCTTATCCATTCGATGTGGGCAAGCTGCGCAATGCGCTGATGTTCCGACTGTGACTCAAACGCAGCCGCCGTGTCCGCATCTAGCAGATCAAGCAGCACGCTTGCTCATCTCCAGATTGCGGATGATCTCGAACAGGCGGCCACTGCTGGTTTCCTCTGTCACGATGGGAGCGCCGCCCTCCACACCCTCAAGACCCAGCCTTTCGCCGTACTTCTTGGGTTTGAGCTTCATGGCCGTCCACTTGCGGGCTTCAATCCGGTTCTTCTGCCACTGGAGGAAGGCGCCATCCAGCTTGTGCTCAATCACCGCCCCGGTCTTTTTGTCGGTCACCACGATGATTTCTGGCTGCTCATCAGCAATGGCAACAATCTCGTCCGCCAGAGTGTCAGCCTGCTCTTCGCGTGCGCGTGTGTATTGGTCGCAGAAGTCTGGCCGATCCAACAACCACCGATAGACCGTAGACCTGTCTGGCATCCCATCTGTCTTGATGATCTCTCTG